TAGCTCCAGCTACTGCTGGAATTACGTCTACAGCAGATTCAAAAGTTGCTCCTGCTCCTGTTTGGTTAGAATGTCTTACAAAAACTCTTCCTCCATGTAAAACATCAAGAGCAATAGATTGTGTAAATCTAAGTCTTATAAACTGTTCATTTATTGGTTCGATTGTTAAATCAGCAACATCTTCTGGGGGAAGTTTTTTACCATCAGTAGATATTGAGCCACTTAAAGGACTTGTTGATAATTTTCCTGCTGCGTTATATGAATAAATCTCAATATCATAACTACCTTTTTTAGTATCCATAATCTCAAAATCATTACCGAAAACAACTTGAGTTATGAAATTATCTTTTATATTATCTTCAGCGACAAAACGATAATTTAATTGATATTGACTAGCTCCCTGTGGTTTTTCAAAAACTTGAAGATCTCCATTGCTATCTGTAATATTAAATGTATCAGAAGGCTCTTTCCAACTAATAATTAATTTTGTTCTAGCAACACCATTTACAACTATAGTTTTTTCTACTCCCTCTAAGTTGCTAGGAGGAGATAGAGGATCATTTAAAACAGATGTTTTTCTTTCTGGTAAAGGTACATTGTTTTCAATAAAATTATATTTACCTTCTACATAGGTCAAAGCAGTAATAGCGTAATTTATACCATCTTGCTCTGTAACTTGAATTACCCTATATAATTGAGTTTCGTTTGAAGTGCTTGAAATTACATAAGGAGAATTTGTAGCTGGTACTGATGAAAATGTTGATTGAGTTGTTTCATTACCTTCACTATCTGTTTTTATAACGCTATTTACAGTAAGAACTGATCCTGTAATATCACTTATTGAACCTACCTCTACTGTTCCATCCGAAAGAATTACAGCAACTGTTGGATTATCATTTAATGCAGGTAGAGTTGTTTCTGATACAGCGTCTATAGTAATTGTAGTATTAGTTGCAGATACAATTCGACCACCTCTTCTTTGCCCTGACCTAACAGGATCAGCTATTTCAATAACAGATCCAGGTCTTACTAATAAACCAGAATCTATAGAAGTTGTAAAAGTAACTGTTTCACTTTCATTTTGTTCAGCAAATAATATAGCTTTTCCAAGTCTTGCAGCTTGATTACGAGAAGTACAAGCAAATGCTTTCACTTGTTTTATAACCGTTCCAAGTTTAGATATTGCGGTTGCATCTTCAACTACTTCAAAGTCTACTTCTTTTGTATCCATATTAAAGTAACTTACAGAAACAACAGAATGACGTTGTTTTAAGCTACTTCCTTGATAAGTAAAACCTGCTTCTCCTACATTAGATAAACTAAATAAATAACTTGCTGCTGTTGGTTTATCTTGTGACATAGTAATAGTACCAGCAGACCAT